GACGGAACCTGCAGTGCTTCTTGACATTAGGCGTCGCACCAGGAAAATTATAGGAAGTAGGGGGTTTAAGGAGAGAAAGGGGGTATACGTCCCTGATCAACAGGGATGTTTGGAGATGGAGCGGGGATTAGGTGGCACCCTTTCCGTACCCGTCGGAGTTCCTGGCTCTTCTGAAGAGAAAGCCGAGAAATTCTACGACGAACACGGGTATGGCACACAAAGAGGGGGCCGTTGCGGCGTTAATGCCGCGCTTGAAGATGGCCACCAAATCCCAGAATCCGCAGAGGAGGCGGCGTATTGCCGCCTCGGTACGGCCAAGACTAAGGGCAAGTTGAGAGTTGTGACTATGCAGGCTTCCATTGCGAAGGACGTTCTACGCCCTGTCCATGAGTCAGCCTATAATCGACTCTGCAAACACCCCTGGCTTGTCCGTGGCGATGTGAAGAAGGCTCATTTCGAGAGCCTCCGTTCCGCCTCCTCTGGCCTGGACTTCATCTCCGGGGACTACGCTGCATCGACCGACAATCTGAACTGCGACGCAGTTCTTGCCGTGGTTGAAACTCTTGCAGAATCCCTACCCCCTCGCGAATCGGAGCTGTTCGTACGCAGCTTCAGAGATTGTCATGTTGTGGAAGGTGAGGATAGGTATCCCGTTGTTAGAGGTAGTATGATGGGCAACCTCGGTTCTTTTGTGGTACTATGTATCCTGAACCGAATCTGCTTCGAGCGCGCTGTGCGGCTCGCCGGATATGACCGGCATCACCCCTCTATACTCAACGGAGACGACATTCTCTTTCCAGGTGAGAGCGGTCTTTACTACTCCTGGCTTCACTGTACGAGTGAAGTCGGGTTCGTGATTAATCGTAGTAAGACCATGAGAAATAGGAAGTACGGGGATCTCAATTCACAGACTTACAACTTTAGTAAGTCTCGAATGGTTCCCAAGCTCTGCTTCGGATTTCTCGGCTCTGATTCCTGGAAGGAGCCTGTAGGTTCCCTCGCCGTTCCCCTTTTCGATCTCTGCCGCCAGATTAAGTTTTCTACTGCCACATGGTTACTCGTGGCCTTTCCTATTAGAAAACTTTTGGCGCGTGTTCCGATTCCTCTCTCCTCCTTTCCCTCTCGCTGGTGGAACTTTCTTGTGAAAAAGAACTGGTTCAGGGGTCTGATCGACCTCGCTGAAGAACCAACTCCCAAGGTGACGGGTTTCACAAGAGCTGTTCCGTTCTCGATCGGTCCCCCAATACACACCACCCCTTATCGGGAGGCCCGTATCAGAGAATTCAGTGATAGGGTTATCACTTCC